TTAATAAATTAGAATCCTCAACGACTGTATGCGTTTCATCCCATGAGGATGGTGAGACAGTCTGAACTGTATGGTAACATACAGAGACAAGCAGAAATGACTTGTCCCGTCAATTTTGACGAGTAACAAATTTGTGGTCGAACCAATTCGACGCTCATTAGAGTACCAAGCAGTAGGTCGAAAGCTTCTTCTCGTTGATGAGCTTCCACAAGGTGCTCTCGCTCGTTATGAGCGTGACGTTGCTGCTATCGCTCACGTCGTCTCACGACGTGGTGCGGTGCCTGACCAAATCCAGGAAGGTGAAGAAATTCTCGTTCCTACTTTTGAGATCGCTGCTAACCCACAAGTTCGCTTAAGCGAAATCAAAGCACGTCGGTTCTACATTGTAGACCGCGCACAAATTAAGGCCAAAGAGGCGATTCAAAAAGAAGAAGATGCAAATATCTTCAATGCTTTGATCGCAGCTGTCGATAACCGTGGTAGCCAAATCGTCACCAACGTTGGCTCGCTTTCTCCAGCATCCTTGAACACTGCTTTCCGATTCATTGAGCAGCATGACTTGGTCGCAACGAAGATCATTGTTCATGCCAATCAGTACGCCGCAATTCGCGTATTTGGGAAGGATTTTTACGATGAGGCAACAACTCGTGAAATTCTAACCAGTGGTTTGTTTGGTCACTTGTGGACGGCAGATATCCATGTCTCATCCAAAATGGATGCTGACACGGTGTTGGTTGTTGCTTCTCCTGATACAGTGGGAGCATTCCCAATCAGGCAGGATATTACGGTCCTGCCTGCTGATGATCCTAAGAAACTTCGCTTGGGTTGGGTCATATATGAGGAAATTGGTATCGTTGTTATCAACGATTACGCACTCAGTAAGATAGAAGTTACTACTGGAACGTAAACCCTTGTAGTATAATGACTTGCGTTAAAGTAACAAGTAATTAAAAGGGGGTGAAGCTTAAGGGTTTCACTCCCTTTTTTACTAATTCACTTTGATGTACACATTTTCACTTTGATGTACACATGCTTTTTCAGGAACATTCTATTTCTAATATTGCTGAAATAAATCCAAAAAAATATTGTAATTTTTGAAAATTGTATATACTTTTTATATTCACCTTGTATAATATACTAACAGTCTGAAAATGTTTTCTAAAGAGTATATACAAAATGATTAAATGTCCTGTATGCAAAGTTCAGTTTAACTCTAGTAATTTACTTTCTCTACATTTTCGTAATAAACGAAAAAATCCTCAACATGCTGAATATATAAATAGATGGGTTAAAGCCAGCTTTCACAGAGATTACCCGATACCTTATCTGTTAAAGCACCACCTTTGTTTCTCTAGGCAGAGTCTAAACGAAAAATGGAAAAAGTGGTATTCCCCGCAAGAACGTAAAGATAGAGCAATCCGAGTAATTAGTGTAAAAAATTCTGGATACACGGCGTCGGCTGAGACCAAAAGAAAAATATCAGAGAAAGTCAAAGAAGCTTATCGCTCAGGTAGAAAAGTACCACCAATGAAAGGTAAGGTAGCACATAATAAAGGTGTACCCTGTTCTCTGTCGCAAAGAAAAAAAATAAGTGAAACACTCCGTAAAAAATACGCAAGTGGCGAGATATCAATATGCAATAATGGTAATAACTTTTATTATGGCTATAGAAAGGGGATCAAACATTTCTGCCGCAGTTCATGGGAAGCCAATATAGCTCGCATGTTAATATTCTATGACATTGATTATGAATACGAAAAATTTCGATTCAAATTAGAACATAATGCAGAAATGTTGACATATATCCCCGATTTTTGGTTATGTAAACAAAAGACATTTCTTGAAGTTAAGGGTAGATATTTAGAATCTTCTAAACTAAAACATGTATTGTTCAAACAACAATATCCTCAGCACAAAATAGCAATTTTAATCAGAAAAAAGTATTTTAAAATAGAAAGAAAATTGTGTCGAATAATACCTGACTGGGAATTATCTCGTAGGAATATTGATATAGAAAAATATTTAATAAGAGGCAATAATGAAGAATAAAACTTATCTATTACGCCTTTCAGAGGAAGAGAATAATCTCTTGTCCATGAAGTCATCATTACTCGGCATAAAAAAATCAGCTTTGCTACGACAGTCTGCTTTTATCTATTGGAAAGAAACATCTGATCTATCTGAACTAAGTAATCGTTACCAAAATTCGAATAAAGAAGACCAAAATCTTATAATAGGATTACTATTTGAATATTATAGAAGAATAGGATATCCACATCGCAACTTTACTTACAATGAAATGATAAAAGAAATGCGAAAAATATCCAACAGTAAGTCTCCTGTACTTGATAATAATCATTTGCAAATAAATACTGTTGGTGTCGGGCTAGCCAATTTCTTTCACCCTCATATGGTTAAAATTAGATGTATAAGGAATTATTATAAGACTCCATATGAACAATATGAAAACGATGTTCTATTAAAGGATGCCATTCGTCGATGGCTAAAGTTAGGGAATAAGGCAAATAAATCAGGAGTAAGACGTATTTTACGAACTAGAAATGGCGTTAGAAGTGTTGTTAATTTCAAGCCTGTGATAGCTCGCTATTTTTATGACAATTATTGTCCTGATCATGGTTCTGTTTTAGATCCATGTTCTGGTTTTAGTGGCAGATTAGCCGGTTGCATTTCAATCAATAAAAACATAGTGTATCATGGCATTGATCCTGATGGTGAAACTGTTGCAGGTAACGCAAAATTTGCAGGAACTTTTTCTAATTTTTATGATGGGATAAAAGAAAAAATTTGGCAATTCGGATTCAAGTTTGATTTGGGATGTGCTGAGGAAATAATGCCCAAGTTGTCAGATGAATCTTATGACTTAATTTTCACTTCGCCTCCATATTTTGATGTTGAAAAATATAGTTCTAATCCAGATCAATCTTATAAGAAATTCAACACTTATGAAATTTGGCGAGATGGATTTTTGAAACCACTTGTTCAAAATTCTGCTAGATTAGTAAATTCGCAGGGATATGTCATTTTAAATGTCAAAAATTATGAACGCATGAAAATCGCGGACGATGTTCTATCTTTTGCTTCGAGTTTTGGATTAAAATTACACAAAACTTATCACATGAGATTGTCGAACAACGAATTTAATAGGCGAGAAGGTGAATTAAAGTTTCATACGGAGCCAATTTTTGTTTTCTCTAAACTTGAAATCCAGTCTTCTGGGTAGTATAATAACATGATGATGCCTGAGCATATTGAGAGTGCAAAGAAACTAATGTGTCTGTCTGGATGATGGGTGGGTTGCATATTTTACTTGTTGTCAACAGTAATTGACGAAGAAAACCCGGCAATAGAAAAACTAACAAAGAAACATCGCGAGCAAGAAGATCGGATTAGGGATCTTGAGCGACAGATACATAATCTTTCAGGTCAAAAGACGACCCCGAAAAAAAGTGCTCGCTGGACCTTGGAAAATGCCAGTTAAGGCTCTGGTTATTTCTGATGAGTATCAACTGTCCTATACAGATGAGTATGATGTGTGAGCGAAGTTTAATAGTTGCTGCTCTGAATGCACTGGAAACGAGTGATACAACCGAGGCCAAGCGACGACTGCTTCAATTATTTTCTGATAAAAGTCAATTTATTGATGCCCCAGAAGGCAGGATTTAAATTTTTTACCCGAAAAAATTTAGGAAATTGAAAAATGGCTTGCATAGAGAAAATTTATAGTGTTTCTGCCTTAGTCGGACAAGGCTTATGTAATGGCAAGTGTTCCTTTTGTGCTGGCGAATATCTTAGAACTCAAAAGTTAGATAAAGAGCAACACAGCCGTAGTTTAGAATCAGCTATTAAATTATCTGCTCGTTACGGTGGTTGGTCATTATCATTAACCAGCAGTGGAGAACCAACCTGTGAGCCTGAGGCAGTCACTCGGGCCTTAATGGTCTATCAGAAATGTGCTTCACAAGGTGCTTATTTTCCTAATGTGGTATTATTCTCTAATGGTATTTTGTGTGGAGATCCTAAGTTTTGTGTAGAAATATTTTCCATTATGGAAACGGTTGGGATTAACAAGTATTGCTGTTTCTATTCATGAACAAACATCCGAAAAACAAGCCAAGGCATATAGGCTAGATAAGTACCCTCCTTTTGTTGATGTTTTCGATAATATACGTAAGTATGGTCTTGGGGGGAGAGCGACTTTGTTGTTATGTAAAGGTAGTATAGATTCAGCAAAAACTTATGAAGAAGCAGTAGATCACTTGACAAGTTTTGGTGTGAATAATATATCGTCTTGGCCAATTGGTAATCCTGATGGAACTCGCAATGAATATACCATTTCTCGTCGTGGACTGTGGGGCATACGTTGGTGGTTGCATCGCAATGCCAGGTTGTGTCACAGTCATTCATGGGGTGGAGGGGTGTTTGATTATAATGGTAATATTTTGCGATTAACTTCATACGTTACTAAGCATAATCGCAGGAAGAATTTTGTGAGACAACTTGTAGTGTTTACTGATGGTACTGTGGCATATTCATGGATAAAAGAGGGTGCATTATGCTTGAAATAACTGAGAAAGACGCTAAACTTATATGGAATTTATTGCCTGGGTGGCTCAAGGAGATGCCTAAGGGCCTCTGCCCGACCATGTATGGTACTGGCTTCTATCAACTACCCAAGGGCTAAAGACCCTTAGGTTTGCCTCATAACTTCTGGAGACGATTGGGTGGTTGATAGCACCCTGCCTTTAAGGTTATAGAATAACGAAAAAGGG